GAACGCTCGTGGTGGTTGGACCGCCAGTTGTGGTTGGGCCACTGGTAGTTGGAACGCTCGTGGTGGTTGGACCGCCAGTTGTGGTTGGGCCACTGGTAGTTGGAACGCCCGTTGTGGTTGGTCCGCTGGTTGTAGTAGGACCGCCAGTTGTTGTGGGACATTCACAAATTTCATGTTGAGTTGGATCAAAATCGCAAAGACTAATTGCTAGACAGGCTGATTCAGAACTAAGAGTGTTAACAGATTCTGAAACTATAGATAAGTTATTCTCTGTTAAGATAGAAATTATGTCTCTAACACAAACTATTTGTCCTTCGCATGGAGAAGGAGTCGTGGTCAGACTTACACAGCCTACTTGTTCACAGGTCTCGCCTGGAGTGAATTGTGTAATTATTGAGGATGGTCTTGGAACCAACATGCAGTTTTCGTATGTGGTTATGTTGCATCCTAAAAATGTTCCGTCTGATAGGCGGAAACAACAAGCTCCGGTTTGCGGTTGTTGTGTAGTAGTGGCACTACCACACGGAGAGCCGTCTAGATTTAAACATACTAATTCTGGACAACCACTTTCCCCTATAGTTGTTGTACGATAACATGGAGCTTCGCAATCGCCTGTTATAAACAGGTCTGCGCATTTTGGAATAATTAAAACAGTACCACTAGTTGTAATAGAGTCGTTTGTTGTAATAGTAAAAGTAGAAGAATTTGATATTGTCGATACATTATAGGTTCCAGATATTGATAATCCAGTAATAGTCTCGAACTGTACTATAGACCCGGCAGAAAGTCCGTGATTTGGGAGAGTGACCTCTATCGTATTTCCTTGCTGACTATACATTGCTTCGTTTGCGTTGTATGGTTTATACAAAACGTATGGAAGCTCTTCTGTTTTACTTAAAATAATATAGGAGGTATTATCTGTAAAACTAGATAATGAATTAAAAATATTGGAAGGAGAATAGGAGAGATAGCCTGTGCCGTTGGCATTTGTTGTATATGCTGTTATTAGCTTATCTTTAAATGCAGACTGAGATAGATTTACTGAATCTCCAAAATATTTTACGGTCCTTAGTGGCTCTCTGACTATATAAAAAATAGGAGCATCATAGTCTGGAGGGGTAGAAGGTATGTTCAGACTATATGGTAGTTGATTTGAATTACTTTCTATGAGATAAACACGATCTCTACTAAGAAAAGAGAGAGAATTGAAGTTACTACTAGAAGAATAGGATACGTAGCCAGACCCCACACTATTAGTGGAATAGATATTCTTGATTCCCTGGCCTTGTAGATCGAAGATATTTGTTTGATCTCTTAACCACTGTAGAAATATAAGGGGTTTATTTACTAACATCATATCCTTGTTTTTTTTAGGAATGCTCTATAAGCTTTACTTACACCCCCAACTTGAGTAATGCTGTTTTTTTTACCATTTACCAACTGGGCATTTCTGATCGCCCCAAGCCAGTTTGTTCAGAAACACCTTTTTATTATTCACATTACAGCCACATTGTAAACATTGGCTATTTTTTCTATCAAAAAACTCACACGAAGAACATATTGTAAATCTGCGACCTATTTCGCCTTGAGAGCTTTTTGGCGAGCCAGAGTAGATATGCCAAAATAAAGATTTAAGAAATGTGGCTATTCTGAGAAAGGTCATTTTTAGGAAAATCCTTTAGTGGTAAAATATTCCCATCTATATCTCTATAATATAGATCAAGATACTCCACTATAGTATTCCCATCAAACCACTGCACAAATCCATTAGATATATTAACACACATCTTTTGAACATTCTTATTCTTATGTCTAAAATCTGCACTTAATGCAAACTTATTATCATTAAGGGCAAAGATATCCCCGTTATTTAACTCCTCTAAATATTTCATTCTTCATCTGTCTCCCAATCTTCCCACGCTTCGTCTGCTCTTGTATCTTCCATTTTCTTTTTAAGCTGTTTCTTAGATTTGTTGAGAAACCTTTGTTCTTCGGAAACTTCTTGCTTGGAACGAAAATTACTTTGTAGATTTTTTCTACGACTATCTTTTCTGTTTTCTGGATCTTTCATTTTTTTTATAGGTGAGAGTGCGAAGCTATTGTGTATCTTATACTATGGCCGGTTTTGTTTTTGTCAAGGCTAAAATAAAAATTTCTTCGCTTGACTAATCGAATACCGGGGATAATATTGTGCAGGTCCGGGGTTATTCTACTACTCTCTAGACAATATCCATTAGGAAATATCAATGATCCACCCCAAAGTATCGTGTCTTTGCCCAACAAGAGGTAGATTTGACACCTTAAGGGAATCTTTGGCGTTTTTTCTTTTACAGGACTATTCCAATAAGGAAATGATTGTATTTAATAATCATCCAGAGCCAATGGCAATTCATCCAAAGCTAATAAAGCATAATATTAAAGTTATTAATGCTGGGGACTATAGTGGAAAGTCTATGCAGAAAATATATAGCGACGCTCTACAGTATGTTTCTCATGACTCAGAATACATTGCGATATGGGACGATGACGATATGTATTTCCCATGGCATTTATCTGACAACATGAATAAATTAATATCCTCTAAAGAAAAATTAGCTATAAGACCTGCTGCTGGATATTGGCAAGACATAAATAATGCTACGGGAATAGAGTATAGCTTCATGCAAAACAATCTTGAAGCTGGAATGATAGCCAGAAAAGACATTGTCTTTTTTAACTCCGGGATCAATGACACCAAATCAGAGCACTACACGCACCCGCATCTGCTATGGACAGGTACAGCCAACTCAAATAATCATTTTATACTAAACGACAAAATAACCGCCGTGTATAGATGGGGATATGGAAAATCCTATGCTCACCTACAGTCTGCTGGCCCGCATAGGAATAATTCTGATACAGGTATTAATAAAGCTTTAACGCCAAAGGGCGTAAGTTCTCTTTTTTTTGATTTTTTACATAAGTGTAGCTATGATTTTTCATCTAATAAAGTGTTAAACTTTGATAGTGACAGAAAAGCCGAGTTTCTGCTAAAACTATTATCTAATAATATTTATATGTATGATCATGTCGATAAATACAAAGCTTGGCTATATTGGGATAGTAAAAATATCCCACAGTTTATAAAAGAATGTAACAGAAGCATACAAGAAAACACATTTGCCAAAGTAGAAATTACAGATGATGATTATATCAATAATGTTTTAAAAATTAAAATACCCGATAAGATCCTATCTTGTGGACCACAGCAAAAGGCCGACTATATCAGAATATACTTATTAAATTATTTTGGTGGCTGGTGGTTTGATGCTGACACATATGTTGTTGGAGACTTAGACAAATATTATTTTAACTTTTTGACACATAATGAGACTGTTTTTCCTTGGGAATATAATATTGTTGGTAATATCACGACCCCTATTTTAAGTTCTAAACCCCACGGCTTAATAATTAGGGAAGCATATAATAATATACATGAATTTTTAAAAACAGACCAACAAATAGGGTGGTCTGGACTAGGAATCAATGGCATCATAAAGTCTGCCCAAAAATGGAAAGACAGAATAGGATGGAATTTATTTGGTCTAAAAGATATAGCAACCTATGGATATAATAATAACTTAATAGACAAATGGGATTTTTCTAATATGGAAGCGTCAAAACTACAAATGATAATATTTCACTGGAGTCAAATAGGTGCCGAACTGAATGGAAAAATAAAAGAAAATCCCACAACAAAAGATATCATTGACACCTATCCTAATTTAGAAAAATTATTTAATCTGTCAAAACAAAGGTACTAAAGACATAATGCCTGGATCATATAGTGATTTCAAAGAAGAGATCAAGAGACATCTCTGTTCAACTCTCGACCCAGATTCAAATATCTTAGATGTTGGCGCCGGACTAGGAACGTATGGTCTTCTACTAAGAGACTATTTTAATAAAATAGACGCTATTGAAATTTTTGAACCATATATAAACCACTATAACTTAAAAAATATCTATTCTAATGTTTTTTTAGCCGATATAAAAATATTTAATATTTATAAACATGATTATATAATTATGGGTGATGTATTTGAACATCTTTCTCAATATGATTCTATAAAAATTCTTGACAAAATTAATGGCTTAAATAAAAAATGTCTTATAGCTGTTCCATATATGTATCCTCAAGGAGAGTGTTATGGCAATATCCACGAAACACACCTACAGCCCGATCTGACAGAAGATAAAATGATTAAATTTTATAGCTTAAATAAATTATTTGGAAATAATAGATACGGTTATTTTATTAATTATTAATTTTTTATAGTACAGGATATAATATTCCATAGCCCTCATATTCTTTTTTACCAGAATACTTTGGATTGTCTAAAGACCTAGACTTTTTCTTAAATACATTTATATAGTCATCTGCTGTTTTTAGCATCCCGTCCATAGCAGAGTACTTTATTTTGCGACTATATGAAAGCAGCAGACTAGCACATCCCACAGCAAATGGATTACTCATGCTTGTGCCACTCATCATAGCATATTTATTACCCGGAACAGAGCTAACTATCTCATGTCCAGGAGCTAAAAAGTCTAGCTCTTCTCCGCTACATGTAAAGCTGGTTCTTTCCAGATTCTTGTCTATCGCACCAATACTAACAACATTAGAATATTTACCAGGATACATTATAGAGGATCTTTCGCCAGCGTTACCAGCAGCAGAAAAGACTACAACATTTTTAGAACACGCATAATCTATTGCTTGCTTAATCGCCTGACTTGACGAAGGAGAACCAAGAGACATCGTGATTAGATCCGCACCATTATCTGCTGCCCAAGATACCGCCTCGGCTATGGCCCTAGTATCACCCAGACCATCATCATTCAATGCCTTGAGAGGCATTATTTTAGTTTTAGGGGCAACACCCACCATACCTAAACCATTGTCTGTGGCGGCGATTGTACCGCTAACATGAGAACCGTGACCATTACCATCAATGGGATCTTTATCTTCTAAAAAATTCTTACCTTGAATTAAGTTGTCTTTAAGATCGTCGTGATATAAATCGCAACCAGTATCTATTACTGCAACAACAACGCCTTCACCTTTAGAATATTGCCATTGATCTTTTATATTAAATTTTGTAATTTCCCAACCACAATACTGACCACTAGAGGTTGATAAGCCATAAACGTTCTCTCTATCATATGGAAGAAGACCACAATCTTTTTTATTACGTCTATTTTTCATCATTTTCTCCATTTATTGTTTTGTTTATCCAATCAATATACAAGCTGACTCTAGTATGTCCACTCTCGTCCCCATATGTTGAGTCTGGCTTTCCATCCATAGCCATAACACAAGAATTAATACCAGCTAATTTATTTCCAATAAATAATCCACCGCCACTATCCCCACTACCTATAATAAACTCTAGTTCTGTTCTATTATGACGAGAAGGAGTGCAGACTAATAGTTTTCTATCTATAGATTCTATTATGTTAGAACCAGCCCGTCTTTTATCGTCACTGTATTTTACGCCTGTATTAAAAGTTCCATGTAAACCAAATCCTGATATGGAACACACCTCTCCTACCTCATCATCATCACTATAAAATTCTGGATAAAAATCCAATCCAAGATCTTCTTCTGTATTGCCTAAAGCAATATCATATTCACCAAAATTATTTTCGTGATAGTTCTCATGATATGTTACTGTCTCGACACATATTTTTTTGTCCCCAGAAGTAACATAGCAAGTCTCGCAGTTCTGTACAACATGGGCCGCTGTCATTACCCATCTTGGTTTTATTGCCACAGCAGAGGCACAAAACGGCTTTCCATCCTTATATTTTCCGCAAACCTTTAAAACAAACTTGAATTTTGACCCATATTCCACATACTTTTCGTCTGGCGTATTTGGATCTATTGTGCCACCAAATGAGATAGAAGCTACCATAAATATGGCTAAAGCTAAAAGGAGTTTCATATACCACCCCCGTGATCATGGCTTATTTTTCACCTTACTATAGTACACCGCACAGTCATGTTCGACATCTTTATTCCAGCTCTTATAATCCATAAAATGCCCAAATGTTAAATGACACTGATTATCGCATAATGTTATCAAATTTAATGGGTCTAATTCTAGTTCGGGGTATTTATGTACTGGTTTTATATGATGAACCTCTAACCCTTTTGTTTTTCCACAAGCGGAACATTTAGGGTATTTTGCTAAGTGTTCTCTTCTTAGATCTTTCCATCTAGGAGATCTACTTGCATATCTGATTTCTTTTGGTTTTAAAAAATTAAACATTTCGCTATACTTTTATCGTGTATAATATAATTGTAATACGCTCACAAAAAGAACGCTTAAGAAGGAGAATCCATGATTTCCGGCAAGGTATGGGGAACTACTCAGTGTATTTTTAAACATAATAATGTATCTATACACAGAATAGACATAAAAAAGGGAGGAACCTGCTCAAAACACTATCATTTACACAAATATAATAGGTTTTTTGTTGAGAATGGAAATCTTAAGATTCTAGTCTGGCAGAAAGACTATGACTTAGTTGATGAAACCATACTATCTCCAGGTCAATCGACAGAAATCAAACCCGGACTATTTCATCAGTTTGTAGCACTAGAAGACACGATAGCTTATGAGATATATTATTTAGAACTAGAAGATAATGACATTATTAGAGATTCTTGTGGTCATTTAATAAGTCCTAATAGAAAGAATTAATTATGAATTCATGGGATTGTTTCGACACTTTGATAGCTAGATCTTTTCATAGTCCTAAATCTATTTTTGATATAGTGGGTAAAAAAATTGGAGATTTATCCTTTACGCAAAAAAGAATAGACGCTGAAAGACTCTCTAAGCACAAGACATACGAAGATATATATGCACACTTACCACAATATGACTCCACACTAGAGATACAAACAGAAAAAGAGTATTCTTTTCCTATTTTAGAAAACTGGAATCGCGTAAAAGATGGAGATATTATTATCTCAGACATGTATTTATCGTCTTCGCAGATTCGAGACCTGCTAGACCATCACGGTTTCAATAAGGATATAAGAATTATATCTACATATGGTGGTAAACATTCTGGAAGAGTATGGTCTTCTCTAAAAAACTCTAAAATTAATATTGAAAATCATTATGGGGATAATTTACATTCTGATATCAAAATGTCTAGAAGTTTTGGTTTCAATAGTATTTTTTTTGGTGGCAATGAATTTACACAAGAAGAGCGGTACTTGAGCGACAATAATCAATATTTTTTAGCAGCTCTTATGCGTAGGGCTAGACTATCGAATCCATATTTTGCACCAAAGTCTTCGTTTATTCATAGTGCTGGTTCTTTTCAAAATATAGCTGGTCATGACTGGATTGAAGAAATCCATGGCCAAGTATATCTATATACTTTAAATAAAAATTTTGAAGACCATTTTCTTTTAAGAAACAAAAAATATAAGAATACTTTTGTGAAACTATATTTCGACGGCACCAGTCTTGTTTGTCACGACGCACACACCTACACTCCTCTTTATAAAGGAATTTGGACTGAAGACCCATTAAACTATGAATCCCCAACCCAGAGATTGATTTGGATAGATCAATCACAATTTAATTTGCCTATTTTAGTTTTAACAGCATTAGCCCTACCGACAGATAAAAATTTAGTTTTTTCACAAAGAGATTGTTTATACCTTCGTCAAATATATAACATTCTGTTAGAAAAGAACTCTCCAATGCTAGAGGTTTGTCGCAGATCTTATCTTAAACCATTCAGTCAAGAATATATAAACTACATTATATCTACCACAAAAAATTCTACTATAGTTGATTCACATGGTAGCGGATACTCATCAAATATGTTCCTTCAAACATATAATCATACTTGCGATGTTTATCATATATTTAAACATTATTTAGACATGACACAAAAAAAACGTCTTGGATTCTTTGAAGACTTTGAGATAGGACACCAAATGGAGTGTACTTCTTTAGGCGGAAGAACATGGTTTTGTCCTGGAAGATCATTTGAAAAATACAATATCCATGACACAGGAAGACTTATCGGCTGGCAAAGCAATGCTCCTGTTAGAAATGTTCCCGAACATGATAAAATTATTGCCACAACTATTGAAAAAGCAATAAATAATACCTGCTCTTTCCTTCATCTGTATAAAGATTTGCTTGTAGTCAACAATGAAATACTGCCAACTCTAGCTAAAAAACTTAAGAATACTTTTACTGATATAGTGGTGAATACTATAGGAAAATAAATTATTCTATACAACATAGATTCTTTTAACTAAAGAATAGGCTTTCTATCAAATCTATCCAAAATATTCTTAAGACTACCGTTTGATCTGTCAATATTGAGAGCTAAAGCCCCGGCCAAGACTTGTTCCAATTTATCCTTTTTATTTATTCTTACCGGATGATCACCCAGCGCTACCACTGGAACACCTAAGATACCCGCCTCATATAAGCAAGTAGAGGATATTGATACTACAACAGACGCCTTAGAGGCTAGTTCTAAGAAGTCTGTACAGTCGGAATACTCCGCTCTGTTAAAACTTCTTTTTCTTTTAGAGTTTGGGTGTGCCTTGACTACAATCTTATTGTTTGGGTACATATATTCAACATGAGCAACAAATTCTTCCATATTATTATAATGAGAATTATGTAGCACTTGGGTGTCGTTTTCTATTTGCATAGGAACCAGCACATATCCCTCATCTCTTAAAGGATATTTTGTTTGCAGTTCTTCTCTTTTAGAATACATAGAGTCGATATCTTGCTTGGTTATCCAAGATAAATCTTTACACAGAATAGAACTTCCACAGAATCCTAAAGGATCAACAAAAAAATTGTCTGACTGTGGTAGCATACCCCATTCTAAATAGCATTTTGGTATACCTCTGAGTTCGCATATTTTAGATACTGATAATGCTGTATGCTGATAGCCATTCCAAATAACAGCAAAATTTGCATACTTGATCTTATCTGCTGATTTAAAGACCTCATTCTTAATACCTTCCCACCAGTAATCGCACTCGTATTCATTAGCAAATCTCTTAATAAGATTTACTTCTCTCTCATTATTAAAACCACAATGAACAACAAATGGCTTTTTGGTAGATTTATCTTCCATACGATCCTATGACTCTTCCCTTTTGAGTTCTGACTACAAACCCCATCCTAACTAGAAATGGCTCTATACTATTCTCTATAGTCTCTATTGCAATACCAGTCAAAGAAGAAATACTCTTAAGTCCAAGGGGATTACCTTTATGCTTGACTAGTATATCTAAATACATTCTATCATAAAGATCTAGCCCGTTCCCATCTACCCCCTGACTATTAAATATATCGTCTACTCCCATATTCTTATCTTTATAGTATGCGACACAATTTTTGTACCACTGAAGTCTACCATTAAGGATTCTAGGAGTTCCCTTGCTTCTTTTCGCTATTTCTAGTGCGGTATCCTGGTCTAAATCTATTCCTAGCTTTTTAGCGTTCAATTCGGCTAGTTTAGCAAGATCATCGTGGCTATAAAAAGAAAGATGTTCCTTAATCTGAAAACGATCATAAAAGGGCTGACTAAGACTACCACCACTTGTTGTGGCTCCAACCAAAGTAAATGCCGGAATATCTATTTGTTCTGGTTTATCTTCTACCATTATACTAAGAACAAAGTCTTCCATTACTGGATATAGAAATTCTTCTACTAGTTTTGGTAATCTATGAATCTCGTCTATAAAAAGAACAGATCTTGGTGCCATACCCATTAAGTACGGAAGTATATTCTTTACGCTTCTTACGTTTGCCGCGTTGAGAGTATATAGGTTGACTTCCATCTCGTTTGCTATGGCACTCGCTATAGTGGTCTTGCCTAGCCCCGGAGGGCCGTCTATTAAAACATGAGGCATCACACCACCAGAGTTTTTACAACCCACCACAGAGACTCTGAGCCGCTCCACAACATCTTGCTGACCAACAACATCATCAAATCTCGTTGGTCTAATAATACTAGCCATGCTTTCCTCCAAATGTTTCCAATGTATATTTAACTAAGTTGCCAATATCTTCGGTCTTTATTTTGTCATATGCGTCTACCAGAAGTTCTCTAGCCTCTTTATCGGTAAAACCATACGTACTTAATATTTTAGCAGACCTGTCTAGTAGGTCAATCGGAATTTTAACAACTTCTCTATCCTCTGACTCTGGCTTTTTGTTAACGATCTCCGTATCGACAGGGATTTCTTTTTTGGTTTTAGGTTTACTATAAAGGATCTTTATCTTAGATATTCTTTTTGGTTGAAAAACAGTTCCGCAATCACAAACAACTTTGAAGTTTTTTGTTTGAGTCTCTTTAAGAGATAGCCAGTGCTGTATGGTACATTCTGTGTTTGGACACTCATATTTAAAATGAGCGTCTAGACTAATCGGTTTCAGGCTTCTCTTTTTTGTTTTCATCTTTTGTCCAAAATACGAAGTCATTAAGTTCGTCATCATACGCAGACTCTATCAGACCTTGCTTACTTAAGTTTGCCAACAGGTTGCTGACAAGTCTAGAGTTTAAAGCCTCAAGAATATCAGCAAATATTTTCTCATCAATAATATATCTTACCTCTTTGGTATTCTTGTTTACCTGCTTTTTAGCATTTTGCTCAACAATAACCAAAGATTCTTTTTGTGTTAAAACAGAATTCAGTTCTTTTATATCTTCCTCAGAAGCGCCTGTTAGAAGTTCAGTAAAATCATCTGCATTTTCTATCATGTCCTTACCGAAACTATTAAAAACAACTAACCTAGCACTATCTGTAAACTTTTCTATATTGTCGATAATAAATTTTTGACTCATAATGAGTACGTGCCTCCTTCATTAGTATACTCCGTCCAGTTCAAAGCGGCAGAATATATTGGCTTATATACTATGGTCTCAGAACCATTATACTCGATAACTTGCATAACACAATCTTGTAGTTCGTTAATTCTAACTTCTATTTCTTTTATTGCTTCTTGTCTAGATAGTACAGTTATCATATCCCCAGACGAGAAAAATAGTTTAAACTTCACATTAGTTGAGTATGTCATACAGTCCCTTGTAATAGTTTGGTTGCTTGACAAAATATGCTGCATATTGCTGTATATGTTTAGTATAAATATTTAGCAGTTTATCTTCCACGAAATGCTTTGCTTTATATATTGGTTCGTTGTACTGATTGTTCCCCAAATACAGGAGGGAGTTTCCTCCACCCACTGTATTGGAGACCCAATCAGTCACAGGTAACGAAACAAACGGAAAGTCTGTAGTATTATTAATTTTATACCAATCATTTGAGTGGCCCGGTGGATTGTTAATTAGATTGTCTATCATTTTCTGAACCCACTCTGATATAGGGCCACTACTAACATCAAACTTAAAATAAAATTTATTCCAGTCTGATTCTTGCTGACCCTGATCATAGTCATGACTATCATCGTAGTCATCTTCATAATAGTCTTCATAATCATCATATGGTTCGTGCATATATTATCCAATACAAAATTTATCACTAATTTGAGCAGCAAGATCTTTGGCAGAACTAGCCAAAAAACGATTGTTACTAAAGTATAGTGCTGTGGATGCTTGGTTTAGGTACTCGACAACTGTTTTTAAAAGTTTGATCTGTGATCCATCAAGGTTTATATCCTCTTCTGGCAGAGCATCGTGTGCATCCTTAGACCCGTCCTCATCGCCTACAAATCTGTCACCATAAACAGACTGAACAAGCATTGGATCGCCATAAGCCCTCATCTGATTCAGAATATCTGTTGCAACATTTACTGATACAGGAACACCGGTAATATCGGACTTCTTATAAGCCTTGGAATATTCCTTAAACCATTCGTCACTAGTCTTATTGGCTACAAGATTAACAAGAGCAGAAACACCATCAAGAGCTTGTTTAAGATGTTCAATATTTACCGGGTTACCATTTGATCCCGACAAAATACTAGTAAAATAAGGCTGCTTTCCCTCCCAGGCTTTTCTCCACCAAGTATATGGGATTCGATAAATCTGATTAATTTTGATGGCTCGGGCATCACCCTCAAAGTGGTTTACCAGTTTCTTTTGAATACCACTCCAATAAGTCTTGTTAGGACTATTAGCGTTTGGGTTTAGAATCCAATAGCACTGATAACCATTGCGAGTATCAACAACCCAACTTGGCTTGACAGGAAAGTTATTAATCTTATTCAAGAATTCCTTCTTCTTTCGCATAACAATACTAGGCTTGAAATAAGACCCCTTATCGTCTCGTCCAGCATCCATATCAACAAAACAAGCACGAATCCTGCTAATAGCATATTGCTTGCGACCACCATTAACATAAAAATAAGCATCGGCACCCTGACTATCATTTGCAATAGCAACAGTAGTAAGATGATCCGTATGATTCATACTACTGATCTTCTTGCGAGGATCACCGTTATAACAGAAAATATGCTGACCACCAAAAGAAGCCAAAAACTTATTTCTCAATGCTATCTGAGTATCTGTTCCAATAGCACTATGAGTCTTATCGAACGGATTAAAAGCCAAAGTATCGCTAAACATCTGTTTTCCCTTTTCCAAACTACTAACTACATTTTCGATATTGGGATAGTGAACATCGCTATCAAGAGCAATATCTAAAAGATGGCCGAGAGAATCGAACCCTCGTTATTAGCAACACAAACTATTAGATACTGCTAATAAGATCCACACGCCACCTTGACTATTAATCAATACTGATTATCGTAATCCTCGTCCTCGTAATCTTCTTCATCTTCTTCGTCGAACTGACCCCAATAACTTTCATCATAGTCATTAAGATAATCATCCTCATCATCCTCATACTCGTCCTGAGTAAAATCGGCTGAATAAAGAGGCTTGAGTAGTTCGCCTTCGTATTCCCCAACCACTTCATATCGACAGGTACGAAGTTTTTCACAATTACAGTCGCTTGGAACGCTTACCACATCCTTGGGATTGATTTTAACAATCACGATACGATCACCGCTTTCCACACTACCATAACTAGCAACATAATTTAATGCACCAGCATGGAGACCATCAGAGCATCCACGACTACGATTATCGTCCACCTTTGCTCGTTGCATACTAACTACCTGACCAACACTGTTATCAAATACCCCACGGTACTTATCCTTATAATCTGAACGAACAGCCTTATAGGCGAGGAAGTGACCGTCCTCCGTAATAGGCAGATGTTCATGCTCCAAGAAATCATAGAGTTCCTTTTGACTCTGCATACTTGGATTCTCCATAAGATTATTTAGAAAGGTCACAAGCGGTTCAAAGGGCAGACCCTTGCTCATAAACTCAAGGATACGCTTACTGATACTGCCGTGAACAACTTCACCCTCATAAGTAACTTGTCCATTCTTGATCTCGACCAAACCATCACTAAAATTAGCAACAGCCTTTTCTACATCAACAATATCCAAGAGTTCTTCTGCGGTTGCTGTGGGCAGAGCCTCAAGGATCATCTTGTAGTTAATATGATCCGGCAACACCTGATAACTCTGGTTATTAAGAACCAGCGTCAAATTACCATCGACAAACATAAAAGGAACAGCCATTTTAATTCTCCTATTACCTGTGAAATTACCTAATTAAACTACTCAACTGAATCTTAAACAAATCAACATTGTCTTGACTCATTTGACTAAACCAATCTTTACCATTATTATTGTAATAACTATTTCGCTCATCAAGTTGATTGATCGGGTTCTTGTTAGTTTTGAGTTCTCGCAGGTTCCCGCTAACTTGGTGACTACCAAGAATATACTTTAGCATCGGGTTCTTGTCAACCTCCGCTTTAATATTTTCTCTAATCTCACTAATTTTTGGCAGAGTATACTTCTCGGATACTTCCGTCTTGATTATTTTGGCATACTCAATAGCCAGAGTAGCCTTGTCCCCACCGTATAGTCTGTTTTCGATAGTTTGTAGCAGATAATTGTACGCAACATTACCATTACGAATCTGGTTACTGTCAACGTCTTTAATGCCAAGATCACTCAACAGTTTTGTCATATGGTTTAGGTAATCCGTTTCATTGAATCTGGTTATAGCAAACTTAGAATCATGAACAGTATGGGCAAAGAACTCCAAAATCATGGTATTATCAACTGCTTCTGACAGTTTCTTGTTGCTAATAAATTTACCATAGTCTAACCCAAAGATATTGAGCATATGGAACATAAACTGTCTATCCACAGACCCATAGTTATAGTACCTATAGGAGTCGGACTTTTCTTGCTTTTCATACTCTCTCTTGGCATACTCAATAATAGCGTTGTACGAGGCAATATTTTTAAAATGCTTCTGTGCAACAACCTTGAGTTGACGCTTTAGAAACTCATTGAAATTAGTAAGTGTATGACCATCGTTTTCAAGTTTAGCGACAAACGCACTCTTGATAGCATAGATCTTATTTTTTCCAATCAAGTCCTTCATTATATGCTTGATATGATCGTCATGTAGTGTGAGAGAAATATCTGCGATCTCTGGAAAGCCAGAACCCTCTTGAGACTTATATCTTACCATAGGCACATAAACAATCTCGTCTGTTTCCAGAAAGTCATTCAACTGATCTTCCGATAGCATCTTAAGACACTGAGCATCGTTATACGGATTACTAATGCTCTTGCTCTTGGCGTCTGCCCCATAGATGAAAAATACATCTTGGTCGCTGACACTACCCTTGCTATTTCTAGCGGACTGCTTTCTTGGGCCGGAATTTTGGGTTAGATGCTTATAGTCAGAGACTTTAAGAATGTTATCCTCGCCCACATCCTTTCGCAACTTATCAAAACCTTCGTGACTTTGGGTATAATCCTTACTATCAAGCATCATATACGCAAAGCAATCGTTCTGATTACAATATCTTGTGATAATCTTTTTGGCTGTTTCTTCGCTCTTAACATCACAAACAAAGAAAGCCATGCTACCATTCTTCTTGGTGGAATTCCAGTAAGAATATCCCTTGCCAGTCAAGGTTTCGTGATGAATCTTATCTGTGAGAGCAACAAGCCTACGAGAACGGTAGCCGCTGCTCTTATAGTTAAAGACATACAGACTCTTACCGGCTGGGATTTTATACTCAAGATCATTACCAGAATTAATCTGATGCTCCTTGCCGGTATCATCCTTCCAAGATGCACCAACACCCCAACCGCCCGCCAATTCATTCATTGTATAATACAGACTGATGGCTTCTACCTTGGTTTTGGCGGCGGCGATCTTTTTGGAGAATTCCTCCTTCATTTCCATATAGATGTCTTGAGTCTTTTGACGCAGCGTTTTAATAACCTGCTTCGTATACTGCAAGCCTTCTCTAGAAACGTCCATTTCCAATTCGCCAATTCCAAAATCCAGTTCAAGATAGAGACCCGAGTGAATGATCTCTCCAATAAAACTCTTCCAACTATCAATATCCGCCTTCTGGAAAGCACGATTCCACCTCTGGATATGATCTGGAGTATCCTCTTTCTCTTGCCCAACAATTTGTGCAGTATGCACAGGATATGCGATATTGCCCATGATAGCCACAACGCCGCTATCAATACGATGATAATTATTAGGATAATACTGACTATCGTTATTAAGTCTACAGACTCTCCATCCAGTACCACTGATTACAATATTGGTATTGCTATACTTATGGTCTTGGAGATTTGGTGCAACACCACCCTCAATAATAGGCTTCATTCGGAAATAATGAAAAATCCTCATAGCCTTGTTAGTAAACTCAGCAAAATCCTGCTGCTTAACAGCAAAACTAATTTCAAGACCGTTTGGTTCTTTTGTGTCGGAAGTATTAAAAAGATTCAGAGTAGGAACACCACTATCATCAATAGCAGCGATATACGTATACTTCTTGCCGTTAAAATAAGACGCAGTAGTAAAACTTTTTGTATATGCAAACGGACTCTTAGACCCTAGACCCAAGCACCCCACAAAATCATTGCTATCGTTCTTATTTGAAGCACCGTAGGTAGTATACAGGTTCTCCATATCTTCCTGACTAAGACCAGTGCCATAGTCTCGCACCATAAAAGTAGGATTGGCAGCGGTAGGAAGAAATACCTTAAAGGGATTCTTATTTCCGGCAGAAATATGGCTATCATAAGCATTGGTTGAAAGTTCACGAATAGCGGCCATTACTTTATCGGAATAAAGAGAGTCCGACAAAATCTTAAACATCTTGCTCGTCTGAGCGATATTAAACTGGTTCTTGCTAGAAACTCCAGAACTGTGAGTTTCGATTGTACGATCTGCCAACTTCATCTTTGTTCTCCAAAAGTGTTATCGTTCCTGTGATAGCGTAAGTATAGCATCGGCAATCCGGCTTGTCAACCTTTAATCGTTCGCCTCGTCAAATTATTTCCTTATCCGGTTATTAATAGACAAGACTCCTAATAATAGAGATAAAATACCAACATATCTTACTGCTGGTATTGGCAATAGAAAAAACCATAAACCAGAAAATATGGTTATAATAGAAAATAAGACTACAAACCAAGTTGGTATAAAAGAACAGCCACTAATAACAAAACAAAATGGCCCAGAAAATAAAATCCATAAAAAAATGATTGATACGAATAATGCCAAACTAAACATTTATATATTCATTAGTTATCTAAATCATCATCCTCTAATGAATTCCTCCATTCTTCATTGTCGTGAATCCAACCCTCATTTGATTCGTATTCTTCATCTTCGTTCATATCTTCTTCGCCTATCTCTGCTGCGTCCTCTAGAAATAATGTGATTGTCATCATCATTTCCATAAGAGTATCTAACTTATTGATCATTAAGTTGATCTGTTTTTTCATAGCGTCAACATCTTTGCTTAACGCCGCTATTTCTTTAGAGTTTTTTGTTTCCACTTGGGATATCTCTCTATGGTTTTTGTTGATTTCTTTCAGAATATCATTAATTTCTTTAGACACAGTATCTCCTTAGCCTAGCCTTTTGTATTCTTTTATATCTCCATTTTGGGATATTTTTTGATCTTCATATGTTGATGCGACCCTACGATAATACTCCTGTTTTATGTTTTCTAATACACCAGTTATGATCGCTATTTTAGGATAGGATGGAGTACCCATTAAACCAGCACTAACTCGGCTAAAAACATAGTTAATATTACCCGCGATCTTTAATAGTTGTTCATTACTCAGTTCGGTTGTATCAAAAGGCTTATCCAGAACCGTATTTTTAAGACAAAGAATGAGTTCGCCTACGCACTCGTCAAGTTTACTTCTATTAGATTCATCTATATATGGCATTTTTTAGTCCTCGCTGCATCTACATTGATACTTATTACAATAACAACATTTAGGCCCAGGGCTTGAAAAACCCCAAGCATTAGCATAACCATCAAAACTTTCTTTCCCGGTATCTATACATACTAGTTTAGTTTTGCCCTTTCTTTCTATTAGTCCAATGTTCCAATAGTGGCAATCCCAAAACTTTAATTTGGTTTTTTGATATATTTTATTTACTAGATTTTGTATAGACCTTAAAGAATGTGGCCTATCATTAGTACATATGGGCATCTGTGCTTTTTCGGTAATATACCCCCAGCCACTAGTCATAGAAGGACAATCTATATCAGAGCAGAATTGTAGTTGACAAACATCTCCAAGAACTTTTGGGGCTAGGTCAAAAAGACTCAACTTCTTTTGTCTCCAATATGAATCTAAAGCCTTTTGCTTATTACGAAACTCTTTAAATCCAAGATCGTTTTGGCTTACTATGCTATAGAATTGAGCATAGCCTCCTTCATCGTATAGATTTATATCTATAAGATAGTTTTTACTCATTGTTTTTCTTCAATGGGATTTCCGGTTAGCATTTCAACAAGACGAACCGCATCACTAAGATTATCAAAGGTTCCTATGTGCATACCAGATTGAACATGATCCGCTTTAAAAGACCCAAAAACCACATAGAATGGTTCCCCAACCGTTTCATCTCTAGAAAAATAGTCTTCTGCATCTTTTACAGCATCGAAGATAACCCCGCCCTCATAATCCTTAATTTCTTTTACGGTGTCTATAGCAAAATACTGAAAATGAGATCTAGGATTTCCGGTATTCAACCCAATGCCTCTAAAAAACCTATTACTAATTGTTGTCATGTTTAATCTTGCCTATAAAGAGGAACTACTGTTTTTTGGTCGTTATATGGATTATTTTGTAGTCTCAGATCATACAAATCTCCATACTGGTTTATTTTAGCCCAAGCAACTGGTTGGTCAAGTTTTTCATACTTGGCTTTTAGTCTTTTGAGTTCGTCTTTGGCATTGTTAACCACAAAACGATCAGCACCATTAGCCCACGCAAATTCAATTAAATATTCTATCGGATTGGCGTGTTGTTCCATTTTATGCAAATCCTATTCTAGTTTTTTCGGAAAGTGTTACTTCTATCTCATTGGCAGAAAATGTTTGAGTTGTATAAGAGCGACTATTCCACCAGCCACACTCGTATGTAATGTGGTTTTCGCCCCTAATATTTATTCCAACTATTGTACCAAACACATCATCTGCCAACTTTACTTGGCTACCAATCTTATATAGTTCTATAGTATTCTTACTCATATATCTCCTTTGTATTTCTAGCGATACCTAACACAAGCATACCATCCTCTCGCCCCTCTGGCAACCCCAATTTCTACCGGAGTCTTTTGTCCCCAATAGCAACAATTTTTAATAGCACGATCCGCACTAATGGGAGAAAAACCCACCCCTTCATAGCCTCTATTTCCACCACAATGACCCATAGAATTTCTTTGGGCCTGAATATTTGCAACCCCTTGTGCTGATGACGTTGTATATGCGTATGTTTTATTCACATTTTGAGCATTAGCAACTACGGGGCAGACCAAGAACAGACCAATAATAAAAGCCTTCTTCATAATTTCCTCCTTGAAAGTTATAGATGGGATAAAAAGATCCCCCGAAAGTGTGCATTATTAAGAGGCATCGGGGGTTTCTTTTTCATAAAAATTATCGGATAACAGTTACGTTACGGGTGCGACAAACACCGTTAGCACAACCTGAAACAATTCTCTTTGGTAGAACTACGGTTTCACGAACAACACTCTTTGTAACAGTCACAACTTTTCGACCGCGAACAACCGCACAATTACCAGACTGGCAATCTCCAGCAAAAGATAGTGCCGGAATCGAAAGAGCAACAACTAGAAACAGAACAATATTCTTCATATTAGAATCTCCTTGGTGTTTAAAAAATAAAAGGTCAAATCCATTCGACTCAGTTAACTGAGTATCATAGTCCGCTCAGTATCCACTGTCAACATACAAAATTGTATGCAGTAGGAGTGGTGGGAGTCGAACCCACACTTGCAAAATTTTAAGTTTTGTGACTCTGCCATTGGTCTACACTCCCATAAAACACACCGACTACACAAACCATTGATTTGAGGTTGACTATAACTTTGTGCCTCTCGTTTAGTTTGTGTAGCCAGTGCATCTTGGGTTTTAATCAGCCGTTGGCATGAGCCTTAAGACGGGCCACAATCTGAGCCATCTGCTCAACATTGTCCACCGTCTTGATTGGCTTCGCACGTTCCATTGTGGGCAACTCAATACCCTTGGCCTTAAGAGCCTCCTTGGTACGAGCAAAACGAGCCATCGTACTAGCGACCTTCTGACCCGTCTTAGTAGCAATCTCAGCATAGGTCTTGCTAGAAAACACCGCCTCAAGAAACTGCTCGTCGCTGCAACGAACACGCTTCTGCTTTTCCAGAGTAGTAACTTCAGCCATAATCAACCTCCAAATCTTAATCCAAACTCACTCAGCAGGATTCGATCACGCGACCGATTAACTCCTGCCTTGTCCTTTCATTGTACAACAGTGTATCGTCACTGTCAATACGCATCCTTGAAAAATTTTTGCGTTCCAACTCGTTTTTTGAAAAAACTAAATTGTGTCCTAGTTAGACTTTCTTCGCAACCAGCGAGAATATTCTGGTGCTTTATATCCTGTTTTTCTTGACATCTCATTATTATTGATTTGATTTATAATAATAGACGTTGGCAAACTTTTAACACCCATCTTTGCCTTAAAGTCTGGATTCGCTTCTATGTCTATAATACATACAATATATCTATCTATGTCTTCTATGTTTGATAGATCTTTTTTAAGTTGCTGACAGTATCCGCACCAATCAGCACTAAATATTAAAAGTATTGGCATATCGGCTTCTTTTGCCAAAACCTTTGCTGTTTCATAATCGTCTTTAATGACGTATGAAGTTTCAGAAACTTGAGCGTTTGCTAAAGTGGAGATAAATAAACACAATAGAGTAACAACTGTGGACAATCGTTTCATGGTTTACTCCACCATATCGACTTAATTATTTTCTAGTGTGACTTTAATAATAGCATAGTCTTCTCTATCGCTATCTATGATTTGTATTTCTGTGACCCTTCCTTTTCCAAAAAAATCATAACCAATATGCAAAAATGGGCCACCCTCAAAATCTGCATATGTTGGACTACTTGGGTCTACTTCAAAGCCTATTCTTAAAAACCCGCTATCTCCTTCGACTATAAACTGATTATCATTTATTTGAGTTACAGTTCTTTTCCTTCCATATCTAGATTTTATATTACTAGACACAAACTACCTCTTGAGTACTAACATGATCTTCTTTATTTACAGACGCTAGACCATTAAGAACGTCTTTTAGAGTTTTATTTTCTTCTTGTAGTATTTGAATAATTCTATCAGCATCCGAAAGTGCCATACTTAGAACCTTGACTTTCTTAGCCAACTCATCACCCACATAATTATTCATGCTCATGATAAACTCCTTTTTAGGAATATACTACATATATTAAATACACTATTTGATATCAATTTCGACCAGAAATCGCCTCAAGTCTTTCAACTGGGCATGTGTTAAAACTATTTGATCTGAATATGGTTTCGAGTGTACCAAAACCTGCCAGATATATCTTAATTTTTGCCATAATGACAGGCTTCTGGCATATGACGGGTAGGAGTAAATAGATAGGTCTGCTATTTGGCACTCATGGTCATACTCTATATATAGAATCTCGCCTTTACAATCACAAGGCACAAATACCGATGTTGTTTTATCTTTACTGTATTTTGTCACGCATCCCATATAGGTGCGATCCTCCTTGATCTTCCTTTATTTCAGTAAATTCTTGTGGACTTAATAGATATGTGACTTGAGAAGATTCTCCCCAAATCTCATACAGTTGAGAGTTTAGCCTTCTGGTAATATAGCCATATTCTGTTATGGCGTGGTTATTCCCATCATTAGTATCAATTAGAACCCTTACTCCTGCTGACATTTTTTGGTTCCTTTTTCTTAAAGATTCTATCGTAGTTATCAGCCCATGTTTTTGGGTCTACGCTCTTTGGTCTGCGTTTCGACCCCTTACCATTTTCACTCATTTATTCCTCCAATACGAATGACCAGTAACGACTATCTTCCTTCTTCTGAAGATCGTCCCAATAAATAGAACGGGCAATATAAGAAGGAATCTTATGCTTGCCACAATTTATCATCCAGTGACGCTCCATTTGCTTATATACGAACGAACCAGACTTACTCTTATTATACTTCAGACTTTCAACATCGTACAGCCTCAACTGGTGAATATCCCCACAGAGTACTCTGGCCTCATTGGGATGAATCATTTCAAGAGCAAAACTAATCTTAGCCAAACCAATACCGCTAATCTTATTTAGGATACTGTCTCGCTTCTTAACGTGATACTTCTTAGTTGTAAGATAAAAGTCTTTAGGATTGGCCCAAAACTTTGTGCTAAAGTCCCAAATATAATTGGTTCGGTTATTGTGCAGACCGACTCCGCTCTTGTGGAGTTTTTCAAGAAGAACTTCTTTGCTATCAATCCATTCGTTAAAATTTTTGATGGCATTATAACCCTTGACATTACCCTGCCAAGTGGTATGGACGCTGCAATATGCGAAAAGATAACGCCGAAAAATATCTTCATTGGTTTTCGGGCGAACGCTCTCCCAATAATCCTTATAGGCTACAATCTTATCCTTGGGAAAGTTCTTAAAGAATTCGTCGGCCTTAGACGTATTAATAACTACGGGCTTTTTCTCAACTACTGCTTCGCTCATATTTACTCCAATGTTTGTTCCAAAGTGTATGCTCCGATTCTACACTAAAGGTATCGGCTTGTCAAGTGTCATTACTTCAATCAAATGGACAAGCGTTTGGATCGCCACCATTGTTAATAAATTCCTGATGTTTTTCTTGATATAAAACACCAGTATGAAACCCCTTTTTTTGAGATTTTTGTTTTTCTTCTTGTTTCTTTTTTTTATTCTGGAATTTTCGTTGTTTTTTTAGGGTTTTCTTTGTTTCTTTTTGCTCTTGAATAGAATCTAATGCTCCTATTCTTTTTGCTTCTTGTAAACCATACTCTTGAATAATTCTACGATTACCTCTAAATTGTGAACTTTTACTATATCTATTTGCTTTATATTTCACGACTACCTCCATGTAAAATTTTGAAAGTGGGAAATCTTAAAGAGATACCGCCATCTTGATTCTCACTCTCGCTAAAGTACTGGACAGTAATAATCTTACCAAGAATCTTTTTGGGATGCTTATGAAAGTCCTGTCTTTGTTCGATACTAAAGCCGCTGCCGACTCTAACATCATAGCCTTTATGCTTAATGGTTACGCAACTAAGCATAGTTTCTTCTGTTTCTTGACCATCTTTAACATAACGAAATGGCCCCATTTCAACATCAACAACCTCATATTCATCATCAGAAAATGACTTATACTTAAGCAAATCTTTCGATCTTTTTCCCTTATATGGTTCGTCCGCTCTCAGCATCAGTCCTTCCCAGCCATATTCATTAGACAAGGATACCCATTCTTCAAAATGAGCATCATCCTTAACCTTATCTTGAGCCAAAACGCTCAAACATGGACAGGTATTCTTTCTCATTACTTCTCTAAGATTATTATACCTATGAGAAAACAGTTTGCCCTTAGTACCCTTTTGACTATAGAATTCGTCATGACTAATCATGTCGAATATTTTGTACGAGGGATTTGGAATAGTGTGGTCTTTCTTACGAAGTTCCTTCATAACTCCCTGGAAATCCTCGTTACCATTTTCGTCCACAAGGCAAAGTTCACCGTCGAATACTACGTTAGAAATACCCAAATTGCGTATACCATCAGCAACAACAGAGAGAGTATCGAAAACCTTACCTGTTCTTGAAAAGAAAATGGTTTCGCCTTTACTATCCACAACGCCAATACACCTAGCGCCATCAATTTTACGACTAACATACCAATCGTCCTTCCAGTCTACAATTTTAGGTTCATATTTTTCAGCGAGTGCAACGCTAAATGTGGGAATAAAATCTGGAATCGCTTTATTAATCAACTTATCGCCAGCACGAGTTTTTAGGTCTTTATCAATAATACAATGGATAAGTTCTTTATGCTCTGGATGAGAATCGACGAAACTATTTACCGCACCAATAGCATCGTGACCAGTAATCTCTCTATTTTTAAGAGCATCAAGCAAATCAAAAATACTTTTATAAGCATGACCTCTCAGATGAGATTTTTTCTTAAGATTATCGCTTGTCACAAAATATTGCCAAGTTGGATGATAAGTATAAAGCAGAATGTTCTTAATAAAATTTGCACCAGCACCATTACCAGAAACATAGTCTGTAATAATGTCCACTTTATCGTTTGTGCTACTGGTGGCACGAAGATCACGAACAAAACCATCAAGATGTTCAAAACTATCGGTCATACCAAATCCTCCTGTGTTATCCCAACATTCTAGCATAAGCCAATCGTCTTGTCAAGTATCGTCAATTTGTTTGCGTTTCTTGAACACCCTAGCCATAATTTGTATTAGGTCGCTACCAGCAGTCTGATAAAATGCCGGGCAAATAGCATGAATAATTAATAGAGCCCCCGATAAAAAACAAACAAATCCATAAAAAACAGCAAACTTAAAGTGCTGTAAATACGTCATCCCATTTTCTTCTAAGTGTTCAATCCACCTTTTCTTTAAATTCATAGAAATAAACCTCTTCGTCGCTTTCACTCACCCATCTGCTTCCAGTGTTTTCACAACTAAATTCCAGTCCAAACACCTTCCAGTCTGGTTTTTTATCAAACCTTTTGCTGATAAAGGAACCACCATCCATCCACAAGATTCTATTATTTGGTTGAATAAAATACTGACCACCATTTCCTTCAAAAACATGACCGCATTTATGTCCAGCCGCTATTTCACCATAGCCATTTTGATACTGAGGCCCAAAACACCAGTCTATAGTAAATAGATATTTAGCCTTGTGTAGTGTTTTATTCTTTAGAAGAATATTTGCTGCTCTATTTTTAGTATATTGATCAATTTTTATACTAGCGTAATAACTCATACTATCCCATAATTGAATCCAGTCCAAAGGATAGTCTGAGCCTCCACTTTCATTTGCTCTTAAATAGTGGATTGGAACTCTGGCGTGTTGACTGCCATACTCTGTCATAACAGAAAACAAGCCGCATCTTTGTGGAATACTCGTAAAGTTAAATACTTCTACTGGTATTCTATCTGAATTTATGTCTGGAGATTTGTTATATAGGAAATTTGTGTCAAGATACGCTATGAAAATAGGAGTATCAATATTCAGATAGTTGCTCATTTAGATCTCGACAATAAATAGTTCATAGCATTAACAATTCCAGTTAAGTTGTCCCCTAGTTTGCCTATGCCAGTATTACATCTGTCGCATATCCAACCCCTAAAACTATCATCCGTATGGTCATGATCTAATACCCATTTTATTGGTATCTTTTTGCAGCACTCACAAATTTCGGGTCTTGGTGGAGCCTCTTTATGTAGTTTGCCTCTAATCTTAGAATGTTTTTTAACGCACTTTTTACATCTACTATCCAATTTATCTTTGTACATACTGTGTTTAGGAAAACTTTTCCTATTTTTCCTTTCGCCACAATACGAACAAATTTTTCTTGGCATCTTAACTTACTTCTTTTTCTTTTTGACTTTCTTTTCTAGTTTAGCCATTCTTTTTTCTAGAAGTTTAAGATACTCCATTTCTTTTTGGCGATGCTTGTTGTTTTCTTTTTGGGTTTTCTTAAAAAGTTTCTTCCATACGCTCATAATAATCTCCTATTAATATTAGTTTAAAGTGGACGAGTCGGGAGTCGAACCCGAGTCTTGTGATATTTCTAATTACATCTTCTACAAGTTTATTTTGTTCATGGGTTAAATAGGATTACAGAACAAACAAGATTCATTCCTATCTTACCAACTGCTCTTAACCTACAACCCGTTGGACATTGTAAGTGCAGAGGGATTTAACGACAGACTTTTGATCGCTACCCTCATTCGCAATCGCAGTCTGTTACTGCCCGTTTTTATTAGGCAGCAAGTGCTAACTGAGTTGTGCCAGTTAAAGCATTTGATCCGGTTTTAAAGTGGCCTCCAGATCAACCACTACTTGCTTACATAATTTTCCATATCCAATCGAAACCTTTACTCGCCCGTAATTTTATATACACCTAGAGTCTTTTTAGGTCTCATTCCCGGCATTTATATCCGTATTAGATAGATTTTTAATTTCCTCCATAAGTTTTTGTAGATCATCATCACCAACAGGCATGATTATCCTGGTTAGTTCTGCTCTAAAATTCTCCATTTCTTGCCATAGCACAATATTGAGCGTAGCAGAAAATACGAGAGACAAAAACAACATTACAATAAGTGCATTTTTCATAATAGGGCGTGAGAGAATCGAACTCCCTTAACTACCTTATAAGAGTAGCGTCTTAGACCATTAGACGAACGCCCCGCATTGTTCTGTTATTCTACATCATCGACCATCGGTTGTCAACACTTGAGCCTAAAAAATAAATGTCAGAGAACACCAAAAACTTTCATCATAATAATAGAACTCATAACTAAGCCCACAATACTAGTAAGTGTGCGAATAAGTTCAAACTTATGGTTGTGTTTATCTACCCATAACTCAAAACTATCCCTGAGTTTACCCTGCCTCTTAAGTTTATCAAGCCTTTTTTGGCTGAGTCTTTCCATTATTCGTCCTTTGATTCTAGCGACCTTAGTATTCTTTGGCACTCTTGTAGTTTAGAATCCATATCCATACATTTTTTGCATAGTTCGGAGTCTACATATTCTTTAATCTTGTCTATCTCCGCTTTTAGTTCGATTATTTGGTTGATGTTCATTATTGGATACCTCAGTATTGTTACCTTTATTTTGCGGCATCCAAAAAATCATTTCGCCACTTTCATCATCCCATGCACACTCAAGTTTTCCAGCCGCAGCAAGTTTCGCTAAACCAACTTCGTGTAGCCAAATGCTAACCTCTTCAAATGTGTCATTAAAACTATCTTCATCGACTATATATCTATCGTTCTCGTCAATACCAACAATATGATTTGAGATAATATCCTTAACTTGATTGATGGTTATAAAGTCGTCCAGATTTTCTGTATAGTTTTCACACAAAGAGGATGCTGCTGCTGATCTAATACTATCGGCATAAGCATCCAAATCTAACACGCTGTAAGTTTCCATATTAATACCCCTAAAACTAGATAAATCTTTTAATACTTGATGAATCCTGATTATTAGCCATTTTCTCTAGCAGTCTATCTATGGTTTGCTGTAAATTATAGTTTCCTCTTGGGAGCCACTTACTATCTTCATAAAGAGCGGTCATTATTTGAGGAATATAATGCTGGTAGGCTATTTCAAATTCCTCTGGAAAATAATGCTTTAGGATACGCTCAATATGAAACATACTATTGGTAATTTCATCCCTATAGTCTATTAGTTTATTGAATTGATCCCTTTGTTCTTGTGTAAAATTCATGTGACTTGTTCTCGGGGCTTAAGTTTCATCATTTTATGTTTGGTTTTCCAAACTCCAGTTTCCTTGTTTTGAATATCCCCATTCATCCAAATATGACAGAAACCGGCCTGCTTGTCAATACCCCATGCGAGAATACCATTTTCATCTACCTTTTCCACAACAAAACGTCCGCGATAACCCATTGGGATAAATTCACCCCGGCTTACATAGAATGGGCCGCCAGCAACCTTGATCCTATCCCCCTTAATCAGTTCTCTCCAATTAAAGTCACGAATAATCTTTGTATTTTTTGATTCCTTGCTTTTTGCCTTAAAAACAAATGGATGATTACAATTCTTGCACATATATGCACGGGGGCCAGTAACCGTGCCGCACTTGTCACAAGCCTTCTTACCTTTACCAAGACCCATAATCTGATCTCCTGTGATTGAGTAACTGATACGCTCTAAGTATAACATACCAATCGGCACTGTCAAGCCATAGTCTTTAAGAATTTCTATGAGCCTCACAACGAGTTGAAATCCAACCCTCTTTATTGGGCTCTCCTTTGTTTCCACAAATATCGCAAATCTTATAACTCATTGCTTCTGCCATGCTCACTAAACCTTCTATATATTCATCCCCACCACTAAAATAAACTCTAAGACCACCGTACTTTTCTTTAATTTGGTCAAATTTTACAGGAAAATACTCAGTAATAGTAGCATATTCTGGATTATATTTTGTTCTGGCTTCAATGTTTCCTTCATGCTGGTTAATCATCCAACAAAGAGAAGATAGAATGTCATACCAACCTTCTCCGCACTCTATGCCAAAACACATAGGGCTTTCCATAGGAGTCTTGTTTTTATTGACAAAAAGTTGTGGATATTTTTCGTATAACTGATTTTGTAATTCGCTGTTCATAGTCTTTGTTTTCTTTTTTGTTCTTCTGATTTATAATCCGGTTCTGGTATGATAGTAAGTTTACCGGGGCTATAGTGACAAAAGTAACTTTGCTTAATCTTTCGTTTAATTAAATTGTTTTCTTCGATTTCAACATAGATATTAATGCGATAGCGGTTTTCAAAAACATTAATAATTTTAATCATCAAATAGTTTTTGGGCTTATCTACCTGCTTAAACAATAAACTCTCAATCTCTAAATCCATTACCTAGCCCTCCGATTTGCTCTATGAAGAATACGAATAGTTTCTTTGGCGTTACTTGGAACCATAACTAAACTTGGTGCTGTTTTATGTCCCCAATCCATAAAACCAACAGCACGATGCTCAACACTACATTCTGTGCAAATGATTTTGCGTCCAGTCTCAGTTAAAAACTCATACCGATCAATACCAACGCAGTTTTTACAATAGATACAGTTCATGGCAACCTCCGTTTAGCGGATTATACCATAGTCATCGGCATTGTCAACTCGTCTACTGTAATCAAATTTCCAATACTGTCACTAAAATTGCCGCCATCGGTACTATAATAAATATCTTTCAATCCAACAGCACTTAAGAGTTTATTACAATTTTCGCAAGGTTTACTTCCAAGTATTAGTCCCTTTCGATTAATTCTAAGAACACATAATGTCCAATCAGAACGAATGGTATTGTATTGATCCAAAAGTTTAGAAATAAGATGAGATTCAGCGTGTACATATGGATATTCTATATATTTAGGAAGATTAAACTGCTCACCTATACGATAGGCTCTGGTATTAGTTTTTATCGGATTGTTTTTGGTGAAACAAATCATTTTGTTACCATGAAAAGCAGCGGCATAGTGGTAACACCTAATAAGAGGACTTGGATTCCAATTAGCGTATGCTTTACGTATTGTCTTGTTTATTATTTTCATTATCCGTATTATCCAATGTGCTTTGATATGTTTTGCTATAAGTATCGTCTATCACTGGCTCTGGATATAACTTATCGGCAGATGACAATGGGACAAGATTTACCCTCTTACTTTGTGGAGAGTCTGTTAGTTTGATTTTTTGTGGCTCTTTCATATTATGTCCTATTTAGTAGCAAGCATATATAGGCCGCAGTTAGCAAAAGAGTAGCCAGCATACGCTATGCCAAGACCATAATTGCCTTTACAAAACTGCTCTATACTAACATAAGCATATACGCAGCCAGTTAGTGCTATTAGCCATCCACTCATGTTAATACTCCTTTACAAATTTCTTCGTGCTTCTCTATAGCGTAGTCTTTTGCTTTTAGTTCCATATCTACATCAAAATCTAGTCCATAGGTTTCAAACTTATTATAGGCATAATCTGCATGGGCTCTAGGATTATTACCTTCTCTTGATTCACTATAATGAAATAGTGGTTTGTGTCCATGCCAAGTGTCGTGACACGCAATAATGGCTGTATTTTCATTAAGCATATCAGAATGGCATTTGTGATGCAAATAGTCGAACGTGATAGGGATATTGGTTTTAGGATGAAAATGAGTGATTAGTTCACGAACACTCCAACAATTCAATTTGTCATCATTCTCAATAACAAGTCTTGCCTTGCAATTATCGTCTAATTTATCAAAGTTGCGTTTAAATCGTTCAATGATTTCATCATACGTTCCATTTTTATTATGAACGTGCAAATTCATTGGGTTGTAGTAATTTGCTTTACAGCCAATCCTGTCGAGAAAACTGCTATAGAAATTAAGTTCTGTAATAGTTTTTTCTACTGCTTTTTCATTGGTGGATGCAAGAACATTAAACTCTGATGGGTGACAAGATATGCGAACACCCTTATCTTTAATGGTTTGTTCTATATTGTCCATTTCATCTTGAATATCGTCATAATTAGGCAAATCTTCTAGAGAAATATTAGCCTCATCAAAAGTGATAAGAGGAAATAGATCACTACTAACTCTATAAGAGTAGCCATTATCACCGCAAAACTGGATTGTTTCATTGGTTACAACCATATTATTGTGGATACGATCACCAAGGATACTCAACGCTTCCACTCTTGGAAGTGAAGCGAAACGCTTGTAGGTCATTGTTTTAAATCCATGACCCTGTTCCTTAAGTTTTAAAGATATGCAGCACAGACCGTAAGCCATAGATTCTCCTAAGATAGCATCAGTATACTACGCTATCGGCATCTGTCAACGCGATTCTTGAGTTTCTTCGTATTCTTGCAGAAGTGCTGCTCTCATAGGCTCTGTGATATTATTAGAATCTAGATAATAGGCAAGATTCATATGAAATGTATTAGGCATATGACTGAGAACCCTATCAGAATAGATGGGATTCTTTGGTCTTTTGCGTAAAGAGCGATTAATGTGATAATGAAGCAGATATGCGTTAACTGCACGAATATACTTATCAACACTTACATCTTCTATAGGGTTATTGTGCAGCAATCTTAGTGCCTTGTTCTCACAATCATGTTCTAATTCTAGAATATCATGAAGACTTTGGTTTAATTCCTCATCCGTATAATTAGACTCTGGCTTATCTATCCATTCAAATAAAGTGTCATATGTTAATAACGACCTATCCCATAGGTCACGATTATTTTTCCACTGTAAGTAGTGACAATATTCATGCAAGAATACTTCAAAACCCATATCATGGTCTAAAGCAACAACCAATTCCCTCTCACCATCTTCTGCACCAAACCATCCTCCATAACCATCTAATTCCTTTTTTCTATGTATCAACACAGAAAATCCATTGGCTAAAAGTTCTCTGGTGCATTTGGTGATAAAATTTAGTTTAGTATCCATACTTATGCTCTGTTTTCGGTAACGTCTATCGCAGAATAAATTCTCATAACTTTATGGGTGGGTTCAAAATATTGCTGAAAAGCCAGTTGTGCTTCTAGTTCGGTTGTTGTAAAAAAAGTTTCATGCAGCAAAATAGTTTGCTTATACTTATCGTTTTTTTCGTATCCCTGACCAGTAACTAAAAATTCTAACATTATATTTTTTCTTTCTTGTTATAGTTTTCTTGTCTCAGTTTATCTTCCTTCTGCATATAATAGGCCGTAGAAACTAAAAAGAATAATCCACCAAAGAATACTACCAGTCCAACAAGTAAATATATGGCGAACAAAGATAGCACAAGATTTATTAACATATCTAGTCTTTCGTTATTTTAAGTACAATTCCAAAAATAGTAAACATTATACAGCATATTCCTATAAATATGAACGGGAAAGCGAACAATATGTCGCTATATTCACTAAGTCTAAAGTTTACCATATTATAGTCCAAACGCTTCAATAGTATATTTAAATGGCTTATCTGGTATATTTTTCACTAATTCTAACATTTGTTGTGCTATTTCTCTGATTTCTAGTTGAGCGTTGTCTTTATTTCTTAAAGATTGAAAATGATAAAAACTTCTCCAATTAAAACTCACATCAGCGGTAATTTGTGTATTATATCCTCTAAAAAATCGAGCAGATTCTTTGGCTCTTTTTCGATCAACACCATAATTATCTGTTAAATCTTTAATACAATCATGGTATAGTCTCAACCCATTTTCCGTATAATGCTTTAATTGTTCTTTCCATAGTTCGGGCCAGTCTTCAGGGACTAAATATTTATCTTCTTTGATCTCTTTATATCTTGCAGATTCTCCGTTGACACTAACGCCGATACGATGTTTGATAATATGTATATGAGAGGCTATATCTGTGGTTACAAGAAAGTGTAGATAAGATTTTTCAAAAGGAGTATGATGCCCTTCATCCGCTAACATTTTTAACAGTTTGGGGATTCTATTGATTTTATCTTCTGATAAATCTCTAGAAGTGCTAGTCCAAGCAGAACAACTTATAATTTTATCATCACCGTAGTATCCTACCAACTCAACATTATTTTGCATATTTAGTCCTATATTGTATGAGGTCATTTATCCATTCTAAAAATAGTTCCTGGCTCATATCTCGTTTTGCTTTATTGCAGATTTCACAACAAGTTACGGTATTATTTTTTGTATATCCTTTACTAGAATCAATTCTATCTAAACCATTATATGTAAAAGAGCCATTTCTTTTTCTTTTTCCTATGTTGGTTTTTATTGTTGTTCTAGGCAATCTGCCACAATAATAACATTGTTTTTGTGTTAATTCTAAAAATTCTTCTTTTGTAAATTCAAAATCTATTTTCTTGTTTTGGCTTCGATTTACATAGCCCTTATAGCAACAGTGTTTTGCCGCTTCACCTAAAGGCTTAGTATTTCTTTGTGCAGTTTTTTCTGGAAGAATATTTTTTCTAAACTCATCTAACAAACATCCGCAACTCTTGGTTCTTTTTAAGCAACCTATTCTCAATATTTTTTCTTGACCACAAACACATTTAACTTTCCAATAACTTTCCCTCCTATCCTTCCAAAATACTTTAAAACCCATAAATTCGGTAACTGTTAATCTGCCAAATGTTTTACCTATCAAATTTTGTGCTGGTTTGTTTTTCATAGTTATCTCCATAATAAATGGTTATATTATCTAATACACCAATTACCATAGAAATAGTAAGAATATTTTATTTTTTTTTGGCCTATTGATTATATGGTTTTCTGCATCTGGAGTTACGCTAACTAGTTTTACATTACTTATAATTTTTGATTTCCATGTTTAGTAAATATGTTTGTTGATGATCCAACCATTTATTATCTGTCATGTCATTATAAATTGCTTTGGCTAATTTGCTAACGCTCTTTGCAACTCCGCTACGGTTTGAATCATCTGCTTTTGACCAGTAATATTGTACAGGCTCTCCCTTTTCTTCGTCACCCTTTTCCTTGAGGGTTTCGTACCCCTGTTGTTTTGCCCACTTTTTTATTTCTGACCAAAGCATCCAGTTTCTCCCTAGAGTTACGCTCATTATACAACTTGTTCAGCATCCTGTCAATGTCAGATATTTGTTCTTGGTCGAGGCCATAGCCTTTTCTCAACGAATATTGACAAATTCTAATAAGCAAATCATAATCATTTTTTGTCATATCTTTTCCACGCATCCTTATGCTTAATCGCTATAATTTCTGCTCTTTGCTCTTTAATAACATGATACTGATAAGAAATTAACTCTTTAAGACCATCAATATATGTTTGTATGGCGGAGTCTTGTATGTCAATATTCTCTTCTAGTATTCTATATTTCAGAGGGTTGGGTGTTTCTTTCATTGGTTGTGTTCTATCTTTGGTATTAGGTTTGTATCGTCCAATACTTCTTTTAGTTCTATGGTAAGTAATGATAGGTTTTTATTGCTTGAGTTTTTGGATACTAGCATTTGAATTAGTTGACATATTTTTTCGCAAGAAATCTGTTGTTGGGTGAGAGATATTGCTATTTTAGTATCCATAAATTATTATTCTTGCACCTTGGTTCCCATATCGTATGGGTATCCATCTTTGGGATCGTCGCTATAAACTCCTTCATATTCATTATCCCACCAAGGAATTTTGCTGTCTGGTAGTTGTTCACTCATATTATTCCTTTTCTACCATCGTACCATCTTTTACCACATAAATCTTAACATTAATGCTTGATCGAATATAGTCTCTACCACCATCAATCATATTGCCGTTTTTGAAACTCTTATAGTCGTGACGAAATTGAGAATATTGTAGATCACCATTATCATCTTCTACCATACCGAAAGTTAAATCCTCTATGCTATCGGCATTAAATATTACATATTTCTCTCTATCATGGTCATAACCAAAACCAAAATATCTATTGCCAAATTCTGGATGTGGTGTTTCTCTATAAAAAATATCCGCAGGAGTATCACTTCGTCTAAAGTCTGTGGTACAAACATAGTTCACTGGAACACCATCTTTTACAGAATAATATTCTGTGATGTTGTTTGTATTTGTCATTGGGAAATGTTTAATCATTTTAGGTTAATACCTTTCACCCTCTAGGGGGTCTTTACTATAAGGATAGTTGAACGGGCCAAGATTTTGTTTACGCCTTTTCTTTATCCAGTCAAGAGTATCGTCAAAGCATTTTTCGCAAATTTGAATATCAAACTTTGTGCCATCATATTTCGATCCATAGCCCCATATTGCTTCTAATGTAGCATATTCATTACCAATTTGTTCTATGGAACAAGGATTTCCACAAACGTCACAATAAACTCCATCTTCAACTTTTCTTTCAACAATCTTATATGTTTTCATCGAATATTTCCATATCGTCAAAATTATATGGTTCGACAGTCCAGCCTAGTTTTAGTAGATCTAACCTAATCTCATCTGTAACAAAACCCTCACCAGCATAACCTTCTACATTATGTTGTCCTATGCCACTACAATACCAATCAATATAGTCTCCCTTTTCATTTAGATCAGCAACAATACCACCAGCATATCTCCAAGAGCAAGTCCATTCTTTTTTGTTTTGTAAAAATCTATTGTTGCACAAAGCAGCGTATAGGTTTTGACTGTAAGTATTACTATTCTTGCATTTATTAGCAATCCACTCACACCCCCTCAAATCCCAACCTAGATCATTATCTTGAGGCATTTCTTTATGCGACAACATCTCTTTCATTGAATCATACTGCTCTTGAGTAATATCGCCTTTATCTAGGGACTTTTTATAATGGTTCATCATAAAACTTCCCCTATCGGGACTTGTGAAGTATTTCATGCCAGTTCTTCTCTAAATGGTTCATAATATCTGGTATTTTACGATCATTATAAAAACAGTCAAGGTGCGAGCCTGTTAATTCTCTATATTTATCGGGCCAAACTTTATTTAAGCAATTCATAATATTTTGACCTTCTCTAATGCCTAAACGGTATTGACTATCAATATGGTTTTTGAACTGCTGAAATGTCATGTCCAAAGACTTCCTCTGATCTTAATAAGTTCAATAAGCATCTTTGTATCTTCTTTTTCGTAATCGTCTTGCATTTTACTAATTTTCTTATAATAACTCTTGCCGTGCTTTTCCTCAGAGAAAATTTCGTAAGGGTCTGGTCTGTTGTCTCTGTTTTTCCACCAGTTATATAACTCTGTTGTTTTACGAGCGGCGACTGCCTGTTCAGTTGGCTCACCAAACCCCTTATCTCCCTTTCTAAAGCCATAATCTTTGTTATAGGTCAAACCACTAGCCCATTTTAAATAATCAAGCCCAGCCTCAACGCAGCGACCGTGAACAAATTTATACTTCTTTTCCTTATAACACTTGAATAAATGGGCGTATTCTATTTCTACAAGATCAACAAGTTCATTAAAAAGACCATGAATAATTCTATAGTCTAAGTCATAGTAATTGCCCGGCTTTAATCCCGTATTAAGACAATGAGTTTTGTCTATAAATCTATTGCGAACGTAAGCCTCTATGGTATAGTAAATATCACAGGGTAAATAAATTATATCCTGCAAACGATCAAGTAGTTTTTCTGCCACCCAATATCTATAAGGATGCTTATTTTGAGCCTCTTTACGCCATTCGTCCCAACCTTCCCATGCTAGTGCATATGGTTTATCTGTTCCCCTAATCCAGTCTGCTAAACTAGAGCAACTCCAATAATTTATTCTACTTCTTTTGCTTAATTTAAACATATTATTCCAGTTCCACCCCATGTTCATTCACCAACCTATAGAATTCTTCACGAATTTTATCAAGAGCATCATCAGCATCTTTAAAGTCATTACCATGTTTCTGCCAAGAACGAAGTTGTTGAGCAAAATACCATAGCATACTCTTGGCTTTCGCCGCATTAATAGCGGTATCAAATTCGCTCTGTTCTTCTGGTAAGTTAAATCTCAACGTAACTATTGGCATAATTATTCTTTATGGTTATCAAGTTTAAGTGCTTGGGTAAAAGCCTCAAAGGTATCATCGGTATGAAGTTCGATCAAAACGGCCAAACCCTCTAAAACATTAGCGAGTTTATCATTATTCATCTTATTTTCCAGCACAGCATTTGTCACAGACCGCAGATGATCCGCAAAAAGTGCTGTTTGATTAATCTTGTTTTCTAGATCGAACCTATCCATTAGCAATCTCCTTTTCATATTCCTCAATATCTGTCTTAAATTCATCCGCTTGGCCTAAAACAACAGCAGCATGATACAAGATATGATCTCTAGGATCGCTACCATCCTGAATAAATTCTTGATAACTAATTTGCTCACTATCACAATCAAAAATATATCTAGCACACTCCATAGCGGCTTCAGTATAATTCACTTCAGTTTGTGTACGCATATTTATTGCTCCTATTTAGGTAAGTTCCTTGATAATCTTGTTAAATTTATTTTGAATCTTCTTATTTTTCGGAGCATCGCAAAACCCAAGCCCCTTTTTAGTTTCTTCAACGCTTTCAACAATAGGAGGCTCATATTCTGTAGTTGTCCACTGACAATTCTTCTCAAAGAAAGTAAAGTCTAGTTCTCCAAGACCATCGTGAACGTCATCCTTGTTTTCAGCCTCAATAACAAAAGAGGTACTCTTAGCCTCAACGTAATTCATAGTAACCAGATATTTAGGCATGATTCGTCTCCAAAAGAGTGATGTTGCTAGTAAACACTATACCTCGTCTTTGAGAAATGTCAAGAGGCTTCTTAAACTTTTTAATATTGCTCACTACCCATCCGTATTTAGGTTTAGTTGAATTCCATCCATATAATTTATTGCTATCTTCTACCTTGTGCCTACTATAATCATCAACCCAATCTTGCTTAAACACATAAAGAAAACTGTGGCTAAAAGTAATAGTCCCTATAATCCGAGCCTTAAACTTACCCCTCTTTCCCGGCGTTTCAATCAATGCTAATTCAACTCCCTCATGCTTTTTTGGTAAAGCATATGAGCGGGTTTCGACAGTTTTGGTGCCGTTTATTAAAAGATTAGACCAAGGGGCTTGAATATTTAAACCAGTCATTGTGTAACTTCGATATGCCACTTATTGCCATGAAGTTCAGCCACAACCCCCATATTCAACTTAACAAGTTCTGCTACGATTTCGGCCAACTTTTGTGTTTCATTCAGATAAAGGTAAATCATCTTGTTTCTCCGTTGTGAGCATTTAGCATAACTCACTTATCGGCTTTTGTCAAGAGCCACCTTTAGTTTTTACTTGACCCACTCATAAAAACCATGACTCATAGCCATTTCAATACTAGCGTCTGGATTTTTTTGTAAATACTTTAGAGCGAACAAAACAACTTCCGGCTCTAATCCATAAGGTCTAGCATCTTTCAAAAAAGAATATACAATATCTAGTTCGGTACTAATATCCATTATAATTCCAATTAGATAATATCCGCTTCCATAAAGTCCATATCCAGATTTAGTTCACTCCAATCTTCCTTGGTAACATTACCAATCACCAAATAATTATCATCCTTAGAATAATCTTGATCTTTATCATATTTGATATAAAAGTCCTCAGACAAACTTGATTTCATCTGGTTAAGATCAGTAACGATCTCTTGAGCCTCTTTATGCCCGATAACATTACTAAAACACTGAATAAGACTCATTAGTTGTTCTCCAAAGTGTTATTTAATTGTTCAATAAGATTTTGTACTTCGTTTTCAGTCCAAACATACTCATAGCCATTCTCGTTGCCGTGTTCAATATCTAGTTGATAACTTTCAAGAGCATCAAGAATAAGGCCAATTTCATGCTTATCAAGATTAATATTCATTTTTTTTCCCAAGTTCTTCACCAGTATGGTAATCAATAATTGGTTTATTACAACACTCCATCATTTTTTGTAATCGCCACCGTAGACTTTCAGCATCATCCGCGATAGGATATGCTGGCTGTTCGGATATATTAACAATATCTCCACTTTCATCACTATAAACAATATGAATAGAGTAAGTAGTGTCAGTATCTCCAAGAGGAATTTTAGTTACAGTTTTTACTACGCGATAATTCCAAGACATTACTTATTCTCCAATAATTATTAAAATAAATCCCCATATCCATTCCACCAATCATAAATTCGTATACAAGCCATGTATCCTAGTATACCAAACAATACAAGTCCAGCCATTATTTATTCTCCAAAATCATCGTTCCATCCTTGAGATGATAATACTAAAAGCAATCGACATAATTAGTCCCACAAGACTACCACCACACCATGCTCCTAAAGTCCAGATAATTGCCTCTCTACTAATCATTGTTATTCTTCAACTATAAATATTTGTTTTCTTTAAGAAACTTATACAGATTGTCTATCTTAGATTTATCCACTCTAATTTCTTGTGGATCATGGCTGTTATAACTAAAAATTCTAACTAAATAGGGATTATTCTTGAGAATAGGGTTGTAGTGAATTTCTATCAGATCATACTCTAGTTCAATTACTCTGATTTTTGTCATTGTCTAGGATGGTATAAATAAAATCGGCTAACCCCTTTAGTTCCTCCCTAGTCATAGGAGGATTAACAACATTCTTTGTTGGCCCAAATATAAGTCCAAACTCATACTTGGTTAAATTATCAGTAAATCCCCCAAACATATCTTGAATGATATGAAAGTTTAGATAGTCGCTAGAGTAGGTAAATTTTTTCATCACTTTGATTTGGTCAAATTTTTCAAAATACCCAAATACCTCTCAGCATCACTCTTAGTATCAAAGACCGTAACAATAGACGATCCGCTGCTACTAGGAAGATTGATAGGTTGACCATTTTTAGTCACCACAAACTTACCATTCTGCTCAATCACGCCATAACTAGTCATTAACATTCTCCTTATTATAAGACCTACTAATTCTAAGATAATGAACAATCTCATTAGCCACATTACTCACACAACCATCATAATGATAATGGGCCACCATCATATTATAAATGGTTTGCTTTTCATCTTCATTTAGCCCCTCAAACTCTGAGTCGCCATATTCAGCATCAATATAGTCCGCAACACTAAGAGCATATTTGTGGAAACTGTCGGAATTTGATTCTTTGTTCATTTGTGGGTTATGGTTGAATTTGTGGGTTTCGGTGTATTGTACCATAAGGCTATCGACAGTCAAGGAGAAAATCATGAGTAAAACGACAAAAAATTGCTTAGATTGTGACAAAAAGTTGGTAGATGTTGGAAATGCTAAAAAGCGTTGTGATTCTTGTCAAGAAAAATATCGTAAATTATATTTCAGAATAAGAGAAAAAGACCCGAAAAGGAAAGAACAACATAAACAAAGTATTGCAAAATTTCGTAAAAACAATCCCGATAAAATAAAAGAATATGGGAAAAAATACAGAAATGGAAAAAATAGAAAATACTATTTAGAGAATAAAAGAAAATCTCACAAAGAATACTATCATAATAATACTCAATATAAATTAGGTCATTTATTAAGAGTACGACTTTGGCAATCTATCAAAAAATCAGACCTTAGAACAGAGAAATCTACTATAGAACTATTAGGGTGTTCAAAAGAAGAATTTATGCAGTATCTTGAGACCAAATTCAGTGAGGGCATGAATTGGGATAATTGGTCATTAAATGGTTGGCACATTGACCACATTCGCCCCATATCTTCGTTCGATCTTTCTGATCCTGAGCAAGTTAAGGAATGTTTTCATTACTCCAATTTACAGCCCTTATGGGCTATTGATAATCTCAAAAAATCAGATTTGTGGGACACAGGCCCGAACAATATCTAATTATTTTGATTTCTGTGGGATTTCATCCTCATTTGCCATAAAAGGTTATTTGATTAATGTTTTCTGTGGGTTGTTTACCACTTATATGACGTAATAGAATATGAGCATTATTGATTTGAAAGCCGGGATTGGTCTTTTTTCCATCAATATAAGACTGAATTATGGAGGCTAAAAGTTCCAGTTCCTTATCGGTTAGTAGAATCTGTTTATACATCATTTTCCCGACAAATACCTAAAACCTCCTCTTACCATCCATACCAGTATACAACCTATCCATAGGGTTGTCAATAGAGAGTATCGACCATTCGTAATCTTTGACTTTAGCCCTTTTCTTCACCGTATTAGATTACCGGCAAAAGCAATAAGTTAAAATGCGTTCATTTTTATGAAATATAGATAAGAAAAACGCTATAAAAGCCAACATTACCCTTAACGTGGGAAATGCAAAGTGAAAAAGTGATAGGTTTTATGGGGTGTAGAATAAAGAAAAAACAAAAAGTCTCACAGCAATCATAAGAAACAAGGTACTTGCTCCTACAAAAACTATGCTTCTATATGTTTTGGTACTAATTTCTTCAATTTTTTCCATGTCCATAAAAATGCTACTTATGAGATGTGGGGTCTTTTATTTTAGCAGAGTGAAAATAGTATGTGGTGAAAACTATAAGTGGCCAACTAAAAGCGCAAAATAAAATAGCCAATATTTGTAGAGTTGTCATGAGTTGTTGAAACATTTGAGTATGTTGTATAGGACTATGGATGCTATTACTATTCCCAAAATTGATATGATTATTCTTGTGGGATCATCATGCACAAATGTGGGGCAGAGTGGGCGTTTAACTATAGAGGGGATTTGACCAATTATATTTATCATAATTAAAAAAAGAAATCATATATTCTTTGTAGAAGAGTCTTGGGTGTTGATGATTCAAAAGATACAACTGGTTCTGGACTATCTATTACATTAGTCTTCTTTGTACAAACCCTCTTACATTTCTTTGCACAAACTTTCTTAACTGCTTTTTTCTTTGCCATAACTTATTCCTTGTAAAAAACTCGCTGACTATAACACTAAAAACCGAATCTGGGGGTTAAGGTGAGACAATTTTTATAGGCTCAACTTTTTTGCTTCCTCTAATAGTTCGTCTATTCTGCCCGGGATCTTATCCTTAAAGTGATCATAAGCAGATTTAACCATTTCATGATTTGGGTCTTTGGTAATTTCTAACCACCCAACAAAATAATTAAAAACTCTGTGCTCTGTTAAGAGTGGATACTTAACCCCGTCTGGTCTGCCAAATCTATGAACCCACTTAAGTTGTGGTATACATATAGCCTTGCCTCCGGCTCTCCTAAACTTCTCATGAATATATCCTTCTTCTCCACCGAACCCTCTAAAGTGTTCATTAAATCCAAGCCAGTTTTTGGTTTCACATGAGAATAATCCCAGGCCCATCATTGGAATTTCAAAAGGTTGGCCACTATTATAGCCTTGTTGATTAGTATCCCAAGTTCCATACATATTATCTCTCCACACCGGAGAAAATTCTGTGGAGAAATTTTTCAGATCATCATACCATAAAGGTCCCTGGACTATATCCTTACAATCTGGATTATTGCTAAAATATTCTAATAATTTATCTATTCCGCCAGACCTAATCATTACGTGACAATCAATAGAGATGGTATACTTGCCAGTTGCATTTCTAAAGATTTCATTTCTAACAGCGGTACTGGTTTTATTCTTATAAGGAATATATTTTGCTGTATGACCAACCCACCCTCTAACAAGATCATGAACTGCTTTGCCATGAGCACCATCGGGATTATTATCTATAACTAAAAATTCCACCCGATCTGTTGAACAGATATGGTGGTACATTCTTAGTGCTTGAAGGCTAAAATAAACCCCATGAAAATCATCATAGGTTGCCATGCCGATTGTTAGAAGTTTGTTGCTCATATTCCATAATAAACAACAAATCATTCATGGCAAGTTCGCTGACCACCAAAACCCGCTGACTACGACCACTAAAACCAATCTTATTATATTAGCTGAAACAAAAAACCCCCGAGTTTGTTCGGGGGAGTTCTTCTTTATCACATATTTAAAAAGAATTCAGTATCTGGTTTTTTCCATCTATGAATCTTTGGTAGCTTTGTCATCTTAGTTATCCTGCCCCGATTATCTTTGTGTTGAGCAGAAATAAAGAAGTGGTTGTCATCGGAGTTATCTTTATAAGTCCAATTATAATTTTTGATAATATCTTCGGGTTTTGTTTCACGATCATAGATTTCTCCTTCAACATGAAACGTTAATACCCTATTAAATAATCTAGGCATTTGACACCTCCTCTACTATTTCTTCGATATAAATATCGGATAAGAGTTGTGGGTCGTGTCTAGCTATTTCATTTTCTAGTTCATCATTTGTTAGTTGCAATTTTTCAGCCAACAAATAATCTTTTAGTCTTGCTTTAATATCTAGAAAATGCATGCCCCCTACAATATCATCAACATATCTTTCTATAACATAATTCCTATTAAAACTATCAATCTTATACATAACTCACCTCATGGTAAAAGTAATAAATACATTTGCCCATGATTCCATCGGCCCATCATTTTCACGAGTGGCCTTTGGCCCCGTTGACTTTCCCATTTTACCACAGGTCAACAGTTTGTCCATCAACTTTTTAGAGTGTTCTTATAAACTCGCTGACTATCGCCAAGACCGCAAATCCGTAGGATTAGGAATAACATATTCTAACCTATTTTAACTGTGGTCTATAGTAAATAATTTTACCAAAAACTAAGTCCCTAGGATTACAATAACCACGAATAACATATCTTTTTCCGGCCCAGTTTTGATGTAGCATGGTTATCTGTCCGCGATAAACACTCTCGACTATTGCATAATGATTTGCTCCTGTGCGTGCGTATATTCTGCCACGACTAGCGAATGTAGCAGATTCAAAGGCGATAATGTCACCGGGCCTTAATTCATTAAGACTCACTACTCTGCCAAAAACTGTAGTTCTATAACTTCCTCGAGGCCCCGGAAATCTACCTCCAGCGTAGAACAAAGCGTCCCTAGGAAAAACCCAGCAATTACCATTATTAATACTTCTACCAATACTATTATTAGCAAAAGATAGTACTCTATTATTTAGAGACCAAGAGTCCTGTGCATGGCACAGGCTTGGAGAAATAGACAAGCAACAAATAGTGAATACAATAACCTTAGACCATATTTTTTGTACCTGCATTATTATGTCCTTCCTAGTCTTCCTTAATCAAGACAGACTCTAATGTTTTATTTAGATCATAAACATTCTCATTAGTAATTAAATCATTAACGGTAACTTGACAATGTGTTGGCTCATGGTATACTTTATTAGATAATTCCACAGACCAACTACCATTAATCCAAACGTAAAAATACAAGATAGCTTCGATTGGTTTAATCATGCTTGCTCCCTTGACAAATTGAACCTGTGTTATAATATTATGCAGGTCCGGGGATGTTATATATCTCTTATACAAACACTAACAAATCTCTACTTGACCCAGTACCCACCCAGACTATGATAGCTTGTTGGCTACCTTGCCATAGCCATATTGCCGTGAACCAGACCAACAATCATACTAACAAGAATAATAATAGTAATAAAATCACCTAATGGGTTGAGAGGATTGACCGGACAAGAGACACAAGTATACCACAGTTATCGGTTGCCGCAAGTCCTTGACTATAAAGGATTTACATCAACCCTGCACAATCAATCTTCCAGAATCTCAGGGTAATATTCTTTAATCTCATTTTCCAAAGGCTCATTATCCATAAGACTCTTACTCTCCACCAACTGTTCATAAGCAAAACTATATAGAGTATCAAAGTCCATATGATCCAAGATGTTAGAAGCATAGACCCGAATAATATCTTCTCTATTTTTATCCGTAACAGTCACCATTTCTTTTCTCCTGCTAAATTAATTGACCCCTAGAAATTCGCTGACTATCGCCACGACCGCCAAATCCGTAGGATTACATTGGACAATCAAGGGGTGGACTTAAATAGACTTAGAATTATACCAGTAGACATAACTCTAAATCTTTCTTATCCTAAACCCTTACCATTACTAGCCTTACACCCCATTGTATCGTCACTTAGGGCAGTTGTCCATGACGTAAGTTGAGATTCTTTGAAAAAATTTGCCGTAACCCCTTACCAGCATTAAACTTACGACTAATTTTCGGGGCCCGGCTTGCCCTAAGTCCTTACGTATTAAAGAGTTACGTCTAGTGGTCAATGAATTAAAAGAAAAGGCCGCAGCCGGTTTCCCAGCCACGGCCCTTCCCCTTTTCATCGTGACACGAAAAGTTAGATAGCGTTCGCAAACTCCAGAGCAGTCGTTAACGCCTTGCTGTTATCGTTCGCGTTCTGACCGAACCAGAGCGAATCGAGCCGGTTATCGGTCGTGCGACCCTTGTTATAGTTAAGGTATTCATTGTAGCCGTTATAAGCAGCCCACCAAGTACCCCTAACACCCGTTGCTGATTGCTTCGGCCCTTCGACCAGAGCAAGAATCTCGTCCATGATATTTCTGGTGCGAGTCTTAACATCTTCGTCGGGCGTACCTTCGATGCCCAGCATCGACTTAACATATCGACGAATATCACCCTGATTAAAGTTCTTGCTAGCGAGGAACCGAAACTGTTCCGCAGTAGCCTCGAACTGGACATTGATATTATCCATAATATCTCGAACCTGTTCCAGATTCTTCTGGCTGGAGCGAGTGTGTCGAATCCGAATCAACTGCGAACCGCTACCCTTGCTATGGGCCATTGCCATCGTGTTAGCACACACAACACGAATCGGGGTGTAGCCGACGCGAATTGCAGTTGTACCATCATGGCTGTTAGACAGAAGGATAAACTTGGAAACCTCATCACCCTTCACGATCTCGCTATTGTCGCGGTTGAGTTGAGCGAGAACCCACACCTTTTGACCGCTATGGAGCGATCCGGCAGTATGAAGTTGGCACTCGTTAGCATCAAGAAACGGCTGAAACCAATCGAAAGCATCGCTGTTTTGCAGCGGAGTATATCGCGGGCCAACAACACCCAAGATAGAGTTGTCGGTTTTGCGATAGGTTGCACGAGCCGGAACCGGAGTACCTTCGCTCGTAAACAAATCCTTAAGACCAACCTCCCAGTCCAGACCAGCGGCGGTAATTGCCTCGCTAATCGTGGGAGCCTCATCCAACTGATTGCCAAGACCATGCCACGGAGTAGCACCAACAAACATCATCTGTTCAACTGCATGAGCCATCTCATTAACCTTTCGTGTTATCGTACTTCGTTCAACTCCACCTATTCTACAGTATGTTATCGGCTTGTCAATAGGAAATCTTGCGAAAAAATTTTCTCGTCGCAAGGTGTTGATACGTAAGGAGTTACGTCACGCGGGGCCGCCCCGCCTCGCCCTAAGTTCTTGGCGGGCCTGGATTTAAGAACAGTGTGCCAAAGTCACGTTCAAAAAGTTTAGCGTTCTCGGTGTTGTACGCACACTCATCTGGCATATAACAATAAACGCCAACACACCTAGATTTAGGGCATTCTTCGTAGATAGTATTCTTAATAAATTTTATAGTAGAACCAGAGCAAACCAGATCATCAACAATAACGTACCTAAAAGGAATCACGCCCTCTATAGCAAAACCACTATATGATTTTGTTTCTGGCTTTCTAATTACAACAATATGCTTATCTAGCAATTCTGCTATTTGCGGAACAACCATTAGTCCGCTAGTTCCGCAGCAAACGATACTATCAAACTGATTGCTAATTCTACGCAGATCGCAAATTGCCTTAATGATAGCCTTATTACGAATCTTATGATTCAATACCATACAGGTGTGGCTAGCACCTTGGATAACCTTACCGTCTGCCATTACCCTGAAATCGTCTACGTTCTGATTCAGCGTATTCATAAGAGTGGATGGTACGATTCGAACGTACTACTTGAGATAAGAAAGAAAGGATTTATAGAAAAGAGTCTCGTCCCACCGAGAGGCATCCACATTATTACTCGTCAACAATTTCATCTTCTACATTATTGTAGGAGTTAACCCATTCGTCAACGTCGTTCTCGTCGTTAACTTCATACAGTTCATCGTCGGTGTAATCTTCTTCCTCCAGAAGATCATCAAACCCACCGCTCATCATATTTTCGTAATCAAACGGATAATCTGTTTCTTCGTCATAATAACGCATAGGCTTACTCCTTTCTAGATTCTTATCTTACACCAAAGCGGTCAAACTGTCAAGACCCAAGAATTTTTTCAATCTCGTAATCAGAAGCAAGATTAATTTTATCTTTTTGATTATTTTTTGGAAATTCTTTTCTTAGGTTAAACAAGGTATTGTTTTCTGTCAGTATATCTGAGGATACTAGGTACACCTTACCATCCTCTAGATCGTATGCGGCAAAGTAGTCAAACATTGAAGCATCATAATAAAACTGATAGTTTGGGCCACTCTTTTTTAGAGGTATTTTAATACAACCATCCACCGGTGTTATTGCCTTAGATTGTATTTTTATTAGGTTGCCATCTTTTTCGGCAATAATATCTATTTTAGAAATGTCTCCTTCTTCTGTGAATACGGAGTACCCCAGTTTAGTTAATGCTAAACCAACACCGAACTGCCCTATATTACCTTTTCTTTTACTGTGCATTATTATCTCCTAGAGTAGTTTACTAGTAATCTGCTACTCTAGTTATACACCATACTAGTGGAGGCGGTGGGACTCGAACCCACGGTTTTCGGTTTAAAAGACCGCTACTTTAGCCACTAAGTTACGCCTCCAAATCGGCCAACCACTGAACCATCTTTTTAGGCTATATTTTCATACTTAAAAGAACACACATCACACCCAGTTTCCCGATTTAACATATCAAAAGCATCGTTCAGATCAAAATCTTGGGGCAGTTGTAGACGCAATTCATTCTCAAGTTGTCGAGTTGTCTCAACGCCATTCTCAAAACAATCAATAACCATATCGTAGAAGCGAACAGTTTTCATATTGGTTTCCTTTCTTTCCAATAGTCTACACTACTGTTATCGGCCTGTCAAGAGCAAAACTTTAAGCAAAGGCGGAAGGAATCGAACCTTCATCTACGGTTTTGGAGACCGTCATTCTACCGTTGAACTACGCCAATGTCCGCAACTCTGCGTCAGCCTCCGACGGAATCTGAGGGATTCGAACCCACGGAGGATTTTAACCCTCGGCGGTTTAGTAAACCGCTGCCTTAAACCGCTCGGCCAAGATTCCAAACTGCCTGAGTAGGACTCGAACCTACAACCCAGCGGTTAACAGCCGCTTGATCTACCATTGATCTATCAGGCAAAAATTCCGGGGCTAGGATTCGAACCCAGACAAAAGGAACCAAAATCCCTTGTGCTACCGTTACACCACCCCGGAGAGCCGACGAAAGGATTTGAACCTTCAACCTATTGATTACAAATCAATTGCACTACCGTTGTGCTACATCGGCATTTATATATCATACTCTTGCTGCCAACCCCTGTCAATGTCTTGTCGTGTTCTTTGACGTTTTGGCCTGTTATCAATAGTAGTATCCCGATGCTCCTTGTGTCCGGTAGGAGTTTCCCAAGGCTTTTTTGTCTTGATTTTGACCTTACCGTACTTGCGGCGTGGTCTGGTATCGTCGTTGTTGTGGAGCGTAATCATGCCATTGTCCATTTTCGTGTAAGTAGAAAACCTTGTCAACATTAGGGTCGTAAGCCATTAAGCAGTATTGTACCGGATAAACCACTTTTGTCAATACTTCTTTTTTAGGCAGTTTGGGTATTTTTATATCGCCCTTCTGATAGTCTTTGACCCCATTATAGGCCAAACCCAATAGAGCGATCACAACCCCTATCCACTGGATCATTCTTTCTCCTCTGCGTCTGATTACCATACCATAGTTATCGGCACTTGCCAACACGCTCTTTAATTTTTCTTAAGTACTTGAAGCATAAGGAGTTACGATCAGCCGGGCCGGCCCCGCTCGCCCTAAGTGCTTACGCCCAAAGGGTTTGCGGTTAGTTTTATTCGTCTTCTCTATTTATTTCCCAGCCTGCTAGCCTACATACTTTATTTAGTTTGATAACCTGCGTTAACTTATCGGCCGTAGTATAGTCTCTAAAACCACGCTCATCTATATAGAAGTATTCGTCTAGTACGTCAAACTTATTGCTTTCGCCCAGAGTAGTTACTGCTGCCTCAAGAGGATTTTTACTGGTTGAGTAGATTAGTTCTAGAGTACCGCATTTAACATAATATTTAGACATAACATTCCTCGCATTTAGAGCAGTCACAATAAGTATCATCAACGCCTTGATAGCAAACTTCTGGAAACATATCATCGTCCGTATATCCGATACTTTCTCGTCCAAAGTCAATCGGAACTAATATCCTAGATTT